ATAAAATCCAAGTTTCTTACTCAAATGTTTAATAGCCTAATTTTCTTGCTTTTGCTCTTCTCCGGATACTGGATGCATTCTCCCTTCCTACCATGTTCTTAGTCATTCTTATTCCAAAGTCTGATAACATGTGTTCCATGAAATGTTCTAAAGAAGCTCTAGTGTCAGAATCGAAATCGATAAAGAGAGATTCAGGTATTCCTGTCTTCACCCAGCAGAATATTCTAGAATTTGTTCGGAATTCAATCTCTCTGAATACTTCATCAAATAACATATTTGTAGCATAAACATCAGAACAAGACAGAGACCTCTGAGCTACATTATAGGAAAATAAATCATCTTCAAGATTCATATCAGAAAACACATCATCTTCAACTTCATAGAAGTCCATATTTTGGTCATCACTGAGGTAATCAAGATCTCCTTCAGCAAAATTGTCAAGAATTGAATCAAGTTCCCAGTCTTCAATTTCTGTGTCATCATCTATAATGTCCCCTAATTCAACATCTTCCATAAAAGCATTTGACACCTTACTAGCCAGACTTTCTTCGATGTTCCATTTACCAAGTCTTTTCGCTCTTTGTATAAATGCGGCTCCTAGTTCTCTTGTTGCACATTTATTGAAAAGAGTTTCAACAAACAAATCAAAATCAATTGACCTTGACTGAGCCCAATGTCTCAATAGCTCTCTTTTTGTGTCACCCATTTCTGCTGGAGTTGGATCTTCATAATAAGGAAGTTTGGGGGAAGGAGCTAATGTCTTAATAAGGTCACTGTCAAGACTACTTTCGATTTTTGAATACTTAATTATCTGATTAGCTGAAGAAAATCCTCTATTACTCTTGAAATCTAGATAACATAGACCAGTATTGACACTAGTTGCAACATAGTATTGTGGTCCTTTGAATCCAAAGGTGATCTTGACAGTATCTGGCATTGGGTTTAAGTTCTGCACTAAATTCACTGGTAGACCTGAATGATTGTAGCCGATGAACAAATTGTGAGCTGTTTTGAAAATCGAATATCTACTTTTCAATTGACTATATTCAATATCAAATCCATTATTCTTTATTATGTTGAAAACTTGCTGTACATTTTGCTGAAGGTTACGAATATTATTTACTGATATTTTGACAGCTTTGTTTGTTGTCTTCAAAATAACTATATTTGCACATAGATTTGAGACTATGATATGTAGGTTATAATAATCCTCATCTTCTGTTAGCCACTGATGATAGACAAATTTGCTATACATTAATGATCTGCAAAATGTAGGAATATCTTTAGAATCTATCAAGTCAGTATTGTTGTCTAATGTGTAATTTATTAATGCAATAATGTAGAGTGTCTTAGAATATTTTGATAAAGCTTCAAATTCACCCATTGATATCCTGTCTAAAGTGATGTCCCTGAGTCCCAATGAAAGTACAAGATCTTGAAGATCACCCTTGGAGTTAGCATTTTCTGTATCAAACACTCCAAATGGTTCACATAACAGATTTGGAGCTGATAATATGAAATCTTCTAGTTTCTCTATTAACTGTAAAGCTGGACTAACTTCACTTGTGTTTTGATCCACTGTTCTAAATATTGGACTTGTTTTAGTAATTAATCGAGTGTTGTTCATATAATCCATAGAAATGACAGAATGAATAGTTTTGCTAAGTGAGTAGTATCTCTTTGATTTTGTTAGATAATCAAAGAAAGGTTTTTTGACTACTTCTTGTCTAATAAACAGGACAAATGAGATTTTTGTTGTTTCTTCACCATAGATTAACTTGAAATTCTCGTAACTCTCTTCAAATGTTTCTGATAACCATGGGTAAATTCTTTTGAATGAAGGGACGGCTATATCTAGAATGGTCCTGTTGAATCTCTTAAGCTCATTACGCCATAAATATGAACAGATTTCCACCAATTTGATATTTGTAGTTAGAGAGTAATCTGGAATAGTAACCTGTAGCTCACGTCGTCTAATCGTATTATTCCAATGAGCTCTTTCAATTAAATTAGGATCAAAAAGGGATTGTATCATTTCATCTAGTAGTAGCTTCTTTTGTTTGGACTGAGATAATAGTGTGTAACTCTGGCTGTCTTTCCTTAATCTGCGTGGCTTCCATTCAAGCTTCTTGGCAGTGATATGATCCATCAGGTATTTATAATTGCATTTGATAAGGTTATTATCTTCTTTCATAACCAAGCACAGATTTGTCAGAAGATATGAACCAGGTATTGTTGCGTAAGCTTCACTTAATGATCTGAAACCTCTGTCAACACTTGATGAAATAGCCTTAAGATGAATGAGTTCTTTCTCTGATGACATTCCTGAGAAGAATTTCATAACATTTTCTTCAACTGTTTGCCTAATTTCCTCAGGATTTAAGTTTGTTGTTCTTAAAAAATTGTAGTATTTCCTTTTACTGCCTAATGGAACATAAAAATTGTAAGATGTGTTTTCTCTTCCTTCACTTTCTAAGAATTTCTTCTTTTGAGCAATTTTATCTAAAATTTCTGTTGACTCATTTCTACTAATGTTATCTTGAATGATGCTATCTATTGTGAGATAAATATCAGTATACTGATTTCCACACAAATAAAAAAAGACCAGCGGATGCTTGTTTCTCTTCAGAAAATCTGAAATTGAGACCCATTTCTCATCACTTAAGTGAAGTAAACCAATACACTTATAGTGATTGTAGATTTGAGCAATGAGGACATTATTTACATGATGTGTGGTTGCTCCATCAGATCTTAATGACAATCTTAGACCTTTATCTGTCTGCATTCTAGACATACAAGTTTCTTCACACTTTGTTTTTACAGATGCTATTGTGCCCTTAATTGTGGGATTAATGCTATTATTACCAACAAACCAATGCGAGTTAAACTCATAAACACCTTTATAACATTTATAAGTAGATTTTTCTAAGGATGATTTCATTCCAAATAAAGTGTACGAGTTGATGTATAAATACTTAACTAAGGTGAAAAAGTTTCCAATTTTGTGCTTATCGACATCATTTTCTTGATTCTTTGGTATCATTATGGAAACTAATAATCCAGAATCATCTGAAGTAACAGCTGAAGTAACATGAATCTTTCCAACATTCAAACTAGAATTCTTGAAGCATTTGGTTATGAATGATTTAAGCCATAACATACTAGCGGCATGTATCAATGAAGATGTGAAGTGAAGCACTCCCTGCATCATGTTCGATCTGTTCTTCAAAAATTTTGAATTAGTTTCAATTAAATTATGTTCCGAGACCACTCCAAGAAATTGATTTTTCAAGTTGTTTAGATTTTCATCAGATGCAGAATACACTTGAGGATTATCAGCAAACATTTTCAATAATTCATAAGGAAGTTCTAACTTTTTCTCAGTTACCATGTCAAGAATCAACAGAATTGGTTTTATGAGTTCAGGATAAATTTCTTGTAATATATCCCTTAAAAAATAACCGAAAATTGGCATCACATATCTTTGACACCATGTGGTTGCATCTCCTGAAAAAGAGCAATCATATCTTAAAAAATCTTCTGATCTATAACTTCTATTGATAGTCTTAAAGTGGTTCATTATATGATCAAATTTTTCAGAACCTTTGGTTAAAAACTCATTTGGCATTTGTTCACACAGAACTCTGCTAGTTGTTTCAACTAAATTAATGAGAATTCTACAATAGATGTTCATCACAAAAATTTCTCTAGTGCCTTGGACCTGGTTCTTCCTAAACAAATTCACAATCATTCCATTATTTGTCTTCATGATATAATCGAAAATTTCTGATACCTTCTCAAAGGGACTAATTATCTGATCATTAAAACACAAATCATCAATTAATCTAAGAATGCCTGTCATTGTTTTAATTCTTGGCATATTCTTCTTGTCTTCCTGAAATTCATCAGAAGTTGTGATGTCTCTGTACTCTGCTGAAGCTTTTAATGTTGAAAAGTAAGACAATGTGTGACTAATAAATCTATTTCTTATAGTATCTTTCATCTCCTGACTTACACCTCTTCCTTTCAGCAATGATAAAACTGCTTTTGATAATCTTCTGATGTGTGGTCTAGAGTACTCATGAGATTTCCAGTTTGTTAAAGGATCTTTAAGAGCTTCCTCTGTTAAATCATTGGGATAAACTCTCTGAGGATCACATAGCTTTAGAGCATCTTCTTCTTTGATAATCTTTGAGAAAATCTTCATATTAGAGTGAAAATCCTCTGATTTGTTTTTGTTTCTTAACATACTCCAATAATAATCATTTGTTGCTTCTCTAATGGAATGTAATCCTCTTCCAGTGTATAGAGAGATCAGGTTGTCAAACATATCAGTGGACTTATATGAACTTTCCAATTGTTCAAGACTTTCATCTCTCACATCTTCTTCTTGTAAGTCCATTGTTGGTACATTTCTGGTAATGGGATTAAGTAGCATTTTCACCATGTTAACTCGTATTTCTTGCAGTAAATATATCAAGATTGGTGATCTAACTATTTTTGGAAATTTAGAGAGGACAACAGTTGGATTAGGACAAGGTTCTAAGAGCTTTTGATATAAAAATCTAACATTTGAAATGGCTGAGCATGTTTGTTCCTTATTTTCTAAGAAGATAAGTATCTGTTGAGCTAGTTCAACTGGTATATTTCTATCAAGATTGTCTATTAAATTGGCGTTTGAAGAATCATAATAATTAGACAACAGAGAAAATGCCGTTGGAACTATATCTATTATGTTTTCTATGTCTGCTCGTCTTGTACTCATTATTTCTGAGCAGTAAAAGGAACCAATATCAATAAGCTTTGAAAAACAATGATTCTCATTTTCTAATAACATCTGATCTTTGTCAAACAACACAGAAAAGAAGACATGTTTATCTGACCCTGTATTTTTAATGAGAATTGGATTTCCAAATACTCTATTATAAGTTAGGAAAAATTCCTTGGAGCCGGAGTGCTCTCTTGTATATAAGTTTATTTCTGCAAATGTAGTTTCAATCCAAAATAAATATGTAAATAATTCACTGGACATTACACTCTTGAATGATTCCCAAGAGTCTTTTTGTGAGTTTTGAAGATATGCATCTGTGAAGTTCAGTCTGTTTAAAAGTGGGTTTTCCGTTTCAATAGATGATAGTTCCATAAGACAATCTACTGTTTTCCTGATAGAAGAAGTATCTAAATAAATAGAATAACCATTTGTTCTTTTTGTTTCTTCTCTTTCAGCTTTACTTGCATCCCTCATCAGACTATTTGACTTTGCCCACACTCCTCTTTCAACTGCCACTCTCCGCATTTCTAGATCATCATATAATGCTTTAACATTAAAGATGACCTTATTTGACTTTCTTTCGTCTTTCTTCTGCCTTTCTGATCTGAGGAATGCATCAAACGATCTATACTCTTCTTTACTAGCTATTAACTCACTCTCTTTTTTGAGCTCTTTAACATTATCTTCTGATAGAGCATAATTCCAGAGCTCGAGATAAAACTTAGCTTGTCTTTGATCAGGACAAAAGCTATAACAATTTGCTAACTCACCTCTCATTCTAGATAGCTCTAAATTAAATTTGACTGGTTTAATTAGTGGTATAGAAATAGCTGATGAGAAGTCAGTCAAACCATTAGCCCATTGTTTGTATGTATTGTTCCAATTATTAACTTCTTCATCAACATTGTATAAAAGCTCATTTCTTAATTCTTCCGCAGTTTGTTCTTTAGAAACTTTTAAGTAATTAATCAAATCTTCATTTGTTTCCATCCTGTCTATTCTTTCAGTGAAGACATACCTACAGCTTAGCTTATCTTGTGATGCAAAAGGTATACTATTCATTTGACTGATGGATCTATCCAATCTATCCAGATTTTCATTTATATCTCTTTGAGCTAATGGCTTACCAGTAAACTTTACATAAGCATCTTGAATTTGCCAAGCTAGATAGATCAATCTGTAAATCATAGAATCTTCTGGGAAATCTATTACCAGGTCTGTTACAATAGAATTAGGACCTATAGATAACACATAATACAAATAATCATCAGCATATCTGTCTTGGAGCACTTGTTCATATTTGATTTTCTTATCAGTGAACTTCTGCTTTGGATCTCCAGCTTTAGTTGTTGTTAATTCAAAGACAACAGTCTTGTTATTCATAAAGCAAATAAAATCGGGAGATAAAACATCAGATTGTTGTACTGTTCTTCCGTCAAATTCTTTGAATGTTATATCCTTAGCTCTATGTTCCTTCAACATGTCAAGAATTATATTGTGCGGAAGCAATTGCAGTTGAAACTCATCAATTTGTATATCCTCATTATTCACAAAGTAAGTACCTATTGTGCTAGTCTTAGCTAAAGACCTAACAGACTCAGGAATCTTAATAAATAGACCTCCCTCTTTTTCTATAATTGAAACTTCATAATCAGGTGGCATGTAAGAATTATTGATTTCTTTAACTACAGTACTATTGCTTCGAATAGTTTTAGCAAGGATTTCCTTGAATATCTGTGTTGGCTTATCCTCATATAATAAAGTTTCACTATT